CCGGCTTCCATCAGGTCGCCCCGGTCCAGCACGGCATCAACGAACACCGGGCCATCGGCCACGAACATGGCCGTGGCGTCTGAGTTCCCGCCGGCGGCCGGCACGCTGGCTACCGCGCCGATCACAACCGGCTGGGGCTTCCACGCGAGCGACTCGACGTTCGGCAGGAACACGCCACGGTTGAGGGTCTGGCCCAGGTAGTCGTGGGCGTCCCGCAGGTGCAGGGTTTTACTGCCGTCGTCGTTGATTTCGATCTGATCGATCGCGCAGCGGAAGACCGGCACCGCGTCGGCCAACATGGCGGCTTCATCCACCATCCGGATCTGCACGCCCTGGCCCGATGCGCCGGACAGCGCCAGCGAGTCCAGGATCCCATCAGTATCGACCACGACGCACTCTGCAGCGGCGGTCTGCGACACGGGGTCGCCGCCCCATGGCCAGAAGCTCAGTTCCTGCACCAAGCTGACGCCATCGGCCACCAGCCCCTCATAGCGGGCATTGGCCGGGCTGTCGCCTGGGGCGCTGAGCCAATCGGCATCCGCCAGACGGACCGGGGACGCCGCGACCGAATCGAGCCGCCAGCCTGCCGCCGCCGCTGGACTGCGTGGCGCCCATTGCCCGGCATTGACAGCAACGCACAGGCCACCGGCGCGGGTGGCGGCCAAACCGGCCGCGAAATGCAGCGGGCCAGTCAGCAGCAGATCGCGCTGATAGACCAGCGCGCCGTTCAGGTACAGCTCCAGGCGCGATGGGCTTCCGAATGCGACCCGCATCCCAACGATATCGCCGTGGACAACGAGCGGGAGGCCGGTGGCGATGGCGCCCACGCCCTGCAACAGCCGGCCAGTGGCCAACTGCCACCCGATGCCGCTGGCATTGGATCCTGGCGATTGGTTGAGCGGCGCGGATGGGGTCACGAAGCCCACCACTGCGGCGAGGGCGTCTTCGCCCCACACCGCGAACTCCACACCCACGGTGCCGCTGGACAGCGCAAAATCAGAGCGGGCGCAGCGGCTGGCGTCAGCGGCTGCCGTGGTGGCGAGGGTCAGCCCCCCGTCGCGCGCAGCGAGCAAGGGGCCAATGGGGAGCGCAGCGAAGCGCCCGAAGGTATCGGCCATGGGTCATCCAAGAGATTCAAACCAGTCGCTCGCCTCGTCGTCGGCGGATCGAGGAACAAGCGCATCCAGGTATTCCTGGAAGCCTCGCTTTGTGCCCCCCTGGCTGTGCGTTGCAGTGATGTACGCGGCGAACGCAACGGGCTTGATGTGGAGGCTTACCGGGTCGATGGGGTTCCGCTTGTGAAACTCCCACCATTCCAAGAACTCCCGGCGCGACATGCTCACCTGCAGCTCCGACACCGTGCGATGCAGGTGGCCGGCGAGGACTTTCCAGAACCAGTCCTCGCCTCGCAGCCTTAGCCGTTTCCCGCTTCGGCCTGCGCCTGGGTGGCCTCGTCACCGAACCCGGAATGCTTCATGGCCACGCGCTGCAGCTCCGCAGCCACCAGCGGCTTGAGCTGGGCGGCCTGCGTCACGTCCATGACTGGCTTGCCATCCCCGTCGCAGATGGTCGCTGCGATCAGCTTGGCGCGGTCGGCTTCGCCCCACAGCTTGCGGAACTCGGCATCAGGCAGCTCGCGCACGTAGAACTGCGCCTTGTCACCGTTGGGCAACGTGATCGTGTCCGCATGCACATCTTTGGACGCGAACATGCCCAGGTTGGTGAAGGACTGCATGATGCTTACCGATTGCTGCGGCTGGGCTTCGCTGGTTTCGTTGGTCTTGCTCATTGGCAGTTTCCTTGGATGGCGACAGGGCGCGCGGACCGCGCACGGCTAACACGCGGAGGGTCCGCGCGCCCCATCAAAGAGATGGCCCGCCGGAGCGGGCCTTGGTGTGCGCCGTTGCCGCAGCCTTACGGCGTCGGGCGGTGCGTGGTGACGGCGCCGGAGCCGCGAATGGTGATCGTCGCCTTCCAGACGTCATTGTCCTGGCTGGTCACAGCGAAGTTCTGGACGAAACCGTCGAACTGTTTGGACAACACATCATCCGGCGGGGTGATCTTGCCACCGACTGCTGCGGGCTTCTCCACACCCTCGGTCTCCGACAGCGGCGCGGTCACCAACCAGTTCACGACGACACCAGTTTCGTGCTGCTCCTCGATCTTCGCGTGGTCGACACTGTCGTAGATGATCTCGATGCTGGTGCTGCCGGTCTGCTTGCGCCCAGCGACGAACTGATCCCAGTCATCGTCATAGTCGGAGATATCGATCTCCGACGCCTGACCGTCGGGGAAGCCGACCGAACGCAGGCGGGTCACCTTGATGACCTCAGCAGCTGCGATGGCGACGAACAGCTGCGAGTGCTTCGACTTGATTACCTTTCCCATAGGGATTTTCCTTGTGCTTCGCCCGTCGCCGGGCATAAAAAAGCCCCTCTCGGGGCGGGTGGGTTGCAGTTCTGTGGATCAGCGCAGCTGCAGGAGCCGCACGTCGAAGGAAATTCCCATCGCGTCGGTTCCATCGCTGTCAGGCGTCGGGTTGTACGACTCGATGCTACCCACGCGCTCGACCACGTCGCGGATGGCGACGGCCACGCCGTTGGCCTGGCTGAGACTGTCACCCCACACGGTCAGGCGGACCCGCCAACCGTCGGCCGGTGGCGACTCAGACAGGGTCGCGGTGGGCGAGCCGCCGACCACGTCCCACGTCGCGTAGGGGAGCGGCGTGTCTTGGGGCGCATTTCCAGGCCACAGCCTGACGGGATCGCCAAGCAGCTGCCGAACCGCCTCAGCGCCCTGCAGAAGCGACTGAATCAGGGGAACCATCATCGCCAGCCGTCCTTCTTCAGTTGTTTATCGAGTGCCGCCCAGGTCTCGTCGATAACCACCTGTGCGGCCTCCGGGCCTTTGGCTTCGCCAGCTGGTGTCAGGAACGGCTCAGCTCGCATCTTCTTCGTGCCGAACTCGACGAAGCGCCAGTAATAGGCCCACCCCGCTTCTTCGTAGACCCTCCCGACGCGGCCGTTCCGCCTGTTGCGTTTGGTGTTGGCGTACTTGCGGCGGCGGCCGGTCTTCACTCCAACGGTGAAGTACTCACCGCCCGCGCCAACGCCTGCCCGTTGCCGGCTTTTGGCATTGGCCCGGCGGGTCACGATCTGCGAGGCCATGAACCCCGACGCTCTCGGCGCCCTGCGCCGGGCATCATCGCGGATGATGTTGCCGCCCTTGCGCATGCCGGATTGCACGGCCCGGCCTTGGATTGCCTTGGGTGCCTCCCGCAGCGAGCGCAGCAGGCCCTCCAGCCCATTGATCGATATCTGGTCAGCCATTGCTTAGCCCTGCCATGGCGATGATCGCCATCTCGCTGCGGTCATTGCTGGGGGCGATGCTCTTGATGTCGAAGTTCCGGCCCCGGAACACGATTCGCCACTGCGGATCAACGTTTCTCGGCCGGATATCAAACCGCACCTGCTCTCGATAGCGCTCCGCACCTGCAGCTACGGCCTCGGTTGTCGCTGCAAGGTTGTTGATCGCCTTCGCCCAGACGGACACCACCTCAACCCAGGTCGCTTTGTCCGGACCGCCCAGCGGGTCGCGCATCACGGTCTTGCGCTCGAACCGGATGCGATGCTGCAGGTCGCCATCTTGAAGCGTCATGGCATCATCACCCTTCGATAAGGGCGCAGGAGACTCCTGGCGCCCAAGGGAAGCTCCACCGCCGTAGCTCCCACGACCACTTCAGATCGGTTGGCGTACAAATGGCCGATGGTGAGCAACACCGCCGAGACGATGCTGGGGTTGACGACCGCCCCGTGGATGCTTGCCTCAGCGGCCTGCACGGCCTCCTGATAGGCAACTTTCGCAATCCGAATGGTCGCTGCGCGCTCCTCGTCGCTCTCGATGAAAGCCGCCTCGGCCAGGGCCTGGTCCCTGGCAGCAGCGGCCTCCCTCACTGATGCCGGGTACAGTGCCCTCGCAGCGGCCAGGTCATCGGCACTCTCGTAGACCCTGCGGTTGAGGTACGCCTGCGCGGCGTCGATTGCGCCGGCAATAGCATCCTGCAACTGCTCCACGGGATAGTCCGCCTCCACCCGCACGTGCGAGCGGGCCTGTGCGATAGAGACGATGGCCATATCAGTCCTTCTTGCCCTCGGCCAGCGCAGCAGCCAACTTCTCCACGCCCCAGCGCTTGTTGAAGGGGATGCTCGCCGCCTCCAGCTTCACGATCAGAGCGGCCTTGTCGTCAGATGGCGTTTCACCTGCAGCCGCAGCTGGAGCGACGGTCGCGGCAGCGGCCTTCTTCTCATCTGCCTCCGCCGAAAGGCGCTGTACCACTTCGGCGATTGCCGATTCGCGCGTGGCCGCACTCAGCGCGTTCCAGTGCTCGGCGGACAGGCCCGAAGAGCGATGCGCGAGCGCAACCACGTCGCCGAGCAGGACCTCGACACCCTCTTCGAAATGGAATTGTGCAGGCTGCAGATCCGATCCCAGCAGGATCGTCGCAGGCGCCGGGCTCAGGGTGATCGCGCCGACCGAAAGCGCGCCGGCTTCCAGCTCGGGCGGGCACGGATCACCGGCAACGAACTGGACAGGGTAGATCTCGCCTTCCGGCACTCCACGGAAGGGCTTGATGAATTTGGCCATTGCGGCTCCCAGATCAGAAAATTGAAACCGGGCGGCGCTATGCCGCCCGGTCGCTGTAGGCCCGATTACTCGGCGATCTTGAGGGCGCGCATCGGCTCGGGGTTGTGCACACCGCCGCCCACGCGCTTGGTGGTGTAGAACATCACGTACGGCTTGTTGGTGTACGGATCGCGCAGCACCCGCACGCCCTTGCGGTCGTACACGGTGTAGGTCTGCTTGAAGTCGCCGAACAGCACCGCGGTCGCGTTCGCGGCCACATCCGGGATGGCAGCCACGTCCTGCAGCGCGAAACCAGCCAGGGTGGACGGCTGACCCGCCACCAGCGACGGCTGCCACAGGTAGTTGCCCTGCGCGTCTTTCAGCTTGCGGACCATGCCTTGGGACTTTCGGTTCATCGCGAACCTGGCGCCGGCGGTGAATGCGGACGGCAGGTCGTAGACCAGGTCCAGGATGCTGTCACCGTTGATGCCCGCAGCGACGCCGCTGTTCACAGCCTTGATGGCGCCGAACGGATGCTTGGCCGCGTTGGCGCCGCCTTCCACGTAGGTCAGGATGCCGAACGGCTTGTTGACGCCGTTGCCCGAGAAGAAGGCATCGCCCTCCTGGCGGGCAAATTCCAGCTCCACTTCACCGGCCAGCCAGGCCTCCAGGTCTATCTCGGCATCGTCCAGCAGCTGCTGGGTCGCGGCCGGATTGGCGTAGATCTCGCCCCAGCCAAAGCTGAGGGGGCGCAGCTTGGACGTGGCCGTTTCCGGGCGCGCATCTTCCTCGCCCACCCAGCCCGAGGACGTGCCGCCGGTGTTGTAGAGCTTGGTCAGGCCTGCACCCGAGCAGGGCTGGACGTTCGCCAGCTGACGCATGTCCGAAACGATCACCAGACGGTCGGTGATCGAGCGGTCCCATTCAACCGGCGCCAGGTAGCCGCCTTCGTCGGCGGCGCCCTTGTTGAGGGCGGACTGCACTTCACCCTTACGGAAATGGGCGCGGAACGAATCGGTGTATTCGGCATCCGCGACACCACTGCCGGCGCTGCCGCCACCCATCTGGAATGCGGCCATCTGGGTGTTGGCCTGGTCCACGGCCGCCTGCAGGCGGGTGATATCGGCGTTGATGTTGTCGACCTTCAGGGCCTGCAGCGCATCGGCGTTGCCCTTCTTGATCTCGTCCAGCTGCTTGTTGTGCTCGGCCTTGAAGTCGGCGAAAGCCTTGTTCAGGCTCTCCACCAGCGCTTTCACGTCCGGCTGGTTGCCGCCGTCAGCGTGCACGGAAACGAGGCCGCGCGGGATGCGGCCGTGGGTCATCTTGGTCATGTGTCGGCCCTTTAGGCTTTGATATTGTCGAGAAGGCCCTGCAACAGGGCCGAGGTTTCGTTGTCGCTAGCGCTCGGCGTAGCGGATCCGGCAGCGCTCGGCTTGCCGTTGAACAGTGACTTCAGGGTGTCGCGCCGCATGGAACGGGAGTGGCCCGCCTTCGCCATTGCCGCCTCGACCAAGGCCAAGGCCTTGCGCCCACCAGATGCCTGCTTGGCATCCTTGGTCGCGGCCGCCCCGTCCAGAAGGCCATCGGCAAAACCATCGTCTACCGCCTGGGCGGCGCCGATCCAGGTCTCTTCGTCCATCATCCGGGCAGCTTCGGCTTCGGCGATGCCCGTGCGGGCGGCGTACACCTTGGCCATGGCTGCGTCGAACGGCTCCAGCAGCTTTGCTGCGTCAGCCATATCGTGGCGATTGCCTATGGCCACTGCCCAAGCGTTGTGGATCATCAGGAACGACCCGTCGCCCATCAATATCTCGTCGCCAGCCATCGCGATCACCGACGCGGCCGAGGCAGCCAGGCCCATGACCTGCACGGTCACGCGGCCGCGGTGCTCACGCAGCAGGTTGTAGATCGCAACGCCCTCGAAGAAGTCACCGCCGGGCGAGTTGACGTTCACCACCACGTCCTTATCGCCAATGGCGCGCAGGGCAGCGCTTATCCGCTTGGCGGTGACGCCCGTGCCTTCCCAGTTCTCGCCAATGGAGTCATAGATCGAGATACTGTTCGCGTCATTGCCGGCGGCGCGTACTTCGGGTTCCCAGCGCTCCAGCGCATCGGGGCGCATGTCGAACTGGGCGGCGCCGAGTCGTCGCTCGGCTCGGATTTCAGGCAGCTGCCGAAGGCTCATTGCTGTTTCCCTTCTGTGTCATGGGGTTGACCAGGTCGTTGGCCCCGGGCTGATCCGATTCCGGGTAGTCCAGCAGGTCGCGGACCTCGTTCTGCGTGTGGAACGGCGCCGTGCCGCCCGAGCCGAGAGCGGCCTTGAAGAACTCCGCCTGATCCTTGAGCGTGCCGCGCATCAGAGCCCGCACGTTGAATTTCGGCTGGAAGCGCTCCAGATCCCGCTCGGCGATCAGCGAGCGCGCGACGGCCTGCTCCCAGTTGGTGAAGTGTTCCAACATCGTGTACTGCAGGAAGAAGATCCCCAGCTGCTCGATGCCTGTACCCCAACTGGTGTCACTCAGGAACAGGAGTGGACGGGGAACGCCGTACAGCCTGGCTACTTCCTCAACCTGCGCGCTGCGGTTCTCGACATGCTGAGCCTCTTGGGCGGTGCTGCCGAACTTGTTGGCCTTGGCGTTCTCTTCCAGCAGCATCCAGCGCTGCGCGGCCGCAGCACCGGCATACTCTGTGTCGAGGGAGTTACGCATCCGCTCATACGCCACGTCACTTAGCGCATTCGGCACCTCGATGGCGCCGCCAGCCATGTTGCCGGTCTCAAAGATCCGGCTCGCCGCATGTTCCGCATCCAGTGCCAGGCGGATGGCGCGGTCTGCCAGTTTCATCCTGGACAAGCTGGTCACGCCGTCCACGGACAGATCCCGGATGTGAAGCACTTCCTCCTGTTTGAGGATTACCTCGCCGCGCTTCTTACTGTTGTACCGGTAGATCATCCGCCAGTCGTCGCCGAGCTCAGCGCGAACCGCGAGGGAGTCCAGCGGTATCAAGTGGATCGGCCTCCCGGCCGACCAGATGATTCTCGCGTAACCATCGCCGTGCCGTTGGCGGGCCAGCTCCATCTGCCGCTTGAACTCCAACGGCGTCTGCCATGGATTCGGCTTAATCTTAAGCAGACGGTGCGCAGGGTGCTCGGTCGCAATCCGCTTCTTCCCGCCCGACTCAACCAGATTCAGCGGCAGCACGCCGATGGTCCCGCAGATCAGAGACAGGCACCTCAGCACCGCCATGTTTCGCAGCTGGTAGCCGCCGCCTCCGTGGCCTCCCCGTGATCGGACGAACTCCAGCAGCGCCGGATCGTTCATTCCCGCGAACTGGCCAGCCTCAGCGCGTGCACCTTGTGCCGCCGCCGGCGGCGGATTCCAAAGCCGGTCCAGCGACTTGAGGTCTTCTTCGTTGAACCTGGACATTGCGTTTCCTATAAGAATCGGCTGTCACGCTGCTCATAGACAGAGGCGGGCGCGACCGATGAATGTGCAGAGCCGAAGGCCATCACCACAGCGACTGCGGCATCGATCTTGTTGACCGAGCGCGCCTTGGACAGCCAGCGGTTTTCCCACTTGTCGCTCTCGATGACGGCCGACATGATTGCCGACACCAGCACAGGGTTTCCGAGCAGACGGACGCGCCCTTCCAGAAGGGCTTCCTCGAACAACCTGAGCGACCCGGGCATCCAGAGCCCTTCGGGCGGCGGCTTGCCAGCTGCAGCGGCTGCCTTCACTGCTGCCTCTGTCGGCTTGCCCTTCTTCAGGCCTCCTTGGGGGTGCTCCACGAAAGAGACGGAAAGCCCCAGCTCCTTCACTTCCTCTTCGAACTGTCGGAACGCGTACCGGTCGTAAGCCACCTGGACAACTTCGAAGTCCCGGTCGTACTCAGCGACCGTCTGCGCCACGTGTCGGTAGCTGATCGTCTGGCCAGCTGGGGCGTGCAAGTGGCCCTTGGCGATCCAGGTGCTGTAGGGAAGCTTGTCGCGTAGTTCGCGAGCCTTGACAGTATCTCCTGGAGTCCACGCCTCCACCCACGCATCAAACGTTGGCTTGTTGACCAGCGTTTTCTTGCCCTCAACCTCGACCAGCACCTCTTTCGATCCGGTCTCCACTACCGAACCCAGAGCCGTAATGTCGCGGTTCTGCGACAAGTCCAGCCCGAGATGAAGGCGCTTCCCGTGGTGCTGCGCCTTGTCAAATGACTGCATCGCAGGTTCGACAATTTCGCGACTCATCCACGCTTGGTCAGCGTCCGTCCACATGCAGAAGTTGAGTCGCAGGATCTCGTTGAGCTTGCTCGGGATCTGCTTGGCCAGATCAACCCGCCCCTGCAGATATTCGTCGGTAATGGTGATACCCAGCATCGGGTTTGCTTTCACCCAGCAGGCCGGATCCTCAAGGGGCTCGTCGCCCTCATCAAGCCCGCACACGAACGAGAACGTGCGGTCGTCAATGACTTCGCCGACGAAGGTCGGATCGTTCACGGCCTCGTGATGGCCGGCGGCCACCTTGACCGCATGCTCGTGCTCCGCCCAGGCGACACTGTTCCGGTCGCTTCCTGAGTTGGTGATCATGAACAGCAATGGGGAACGACGGAACTTGAAGCCGTTCTCCATCATTTCGATGATCTTGCCGTCCGCCATCTCGTGCACTTCGTCGGCCAGGACAAAGTGCGGCCGGTAACCCGAGCCAGTCTTGCCAACGTCGCGGGAGGCCGGCCGGAAATAGCTCTGCCACTTGTGGTGGGCGATGTTGTATTCCTTGCCCTCACCACCCGAGAACTCCAGCCGCTTTTTCAGCGCGGGTGAGGCTTTCACCATCTTGACGGCATCGCGGAACAGAATGCCGGCCTGATCCTTGTGGGAGGCGACCGCGTACACCTGGGCGCCAGCCTCTTGGTCGGCGCAGAGCCCGATCAGCGCGATACCGCCCGCCATGGGCGACTTGCCATTGCCCTTACCCTCCTCGATGTAGGCGCGGCGGAAACGGCGGGCGCCATCCGCCTGCTTCCAGCCGAACAGGCTGCCGATCTTGAATGCTTGGCTGGGGTGCAGCTTGAACGGCTTGCCCTCAAACTGGCCTTCGCTCAGACGCAGCACGTCCTCAAAGAAGGCGATTTTCTTGTCGGCGGCTTCACGGTCGAAGTACAAGCCGCGCTCGTGCGCATCTTCCAGATCTTTCAGGTGTCGCCGGCAGGCATTGCGAACGTGAGGGCCTGCCACGATTCTCCCCTCAACCACCGCCAGCGGGTACTGGCTGGTCCGGCAGTTAGAAGTGCTTGTCGTC